CTGGTCTTCTTGACGCCGTTATCGTCGTCGTCGATGCGCTCCAGCTTCACGTTGTAGGGGACGGTACCGTGTACGGCAGGGTCGAGGTTCACCCCGGTGGTGAAGTAATAGCCGCTGGAGGTCTTACCCTTAACCTCCCTGGTCTCGATCTCCACGTAGCTAGGGGCGCCTACCCCCTGGACAGACCAGCGGTAGGTAAAGTCATTCTTCTTGCTGTCGCCGTCATCCTTCAGCTTTAGCAGCGACGGGACATACAGGGTGATCTCCAGCCTGTCGGTGTTCTCTACGTTGCTCGTTCTGGTAACAGGTCCGGAGGCGTGAGTCACCTGCACCCCGATAGGCTGGTACGCCGTGCTGGAGTACACCCCATCGCCAATCGATGCAATGTCCTGCGTGTTCGTCCCTGTTTTGAGCTCGAAGTCAAACCCTTCGTCAAAGTTCAACTCGCCGTTTGACTTGACCGGAACCTTATCGAAATAGATCGAGCTCTCGAGATCGGCCTCGGCGAACCCTTCGATCTCGCCCTCGCTGATGACATCGACAAAGGTAGCTTCTGCCGTTGAGCGCAGCTTTTTGATGTCGGAGGTCTGCACAGCCATCGAGACAACCTGGCTGCCGACGATTATAGGGCCTCCGTAGAGGATAGGGCAGGGGTTGCCCTGCTGGAGTGTGTTAACCGCGCCATTGAAGTAATAACTTGGCTTCGAGTTCTCGGTGTCCATGCCCGGAGGACTCGGGGCGAGGAGCTTGGCAATGCCGATAGCAACTATAGTGACAATGGCCGCCACGGCGAGGGCGCCGATGATCGTTGCAGCTGTGACCCCGATGTAAGGGGCTAATGATGAGGCTATGATAAAGAAAGTAGTTTCTACGTCGCCCTCAACAACCGGGATGATGTGCAGCGTCCCGCCTCCGCCAATGGGCAGGTCCAGGGACTGTTCGTCGATAACCTGGACATGCTCCTCTGACATCTCCTCTTCAGGCACGTCGTCGGCAAAAACAATCGATAGATGGAGGTCATTGGCGAATGCCCTGAACCCGGGGCAGTTCGCTTCGACAGCGTTTATGGCCTCGGCAGGGGAGTGGGCCTCGAACTCGAACTGGTCGCCAAACTCTTTTAAAACCCCGTGCAGCTGGACCTTAATGGCCATAACGTAGCACCTTCATGGTGTTCTCACGGTAGTAGCCGTCGTATGTCAGCTCACAACTAAAGCTGTTCAACCGGTGGTTGAGTAGTTTGAAGTCTTCGGTGATCACACCCACATGGTTAGCCACCTGCGAGCCAGCCAGACGCATCAATACGACGTCACCGGGTTGGATGTCGTCCTTCTCCTCGTGAAAGCCTACGCTCTCGTAACGTTCTACAAAAGGGTTCTCCAAACCTTTCTCCCACCAGCCGTATCTGGGCCTCGGATAGTCGATGAGGTCAATGCCGTAGGTCTCGGCATAGTAGGACCTCACCAGATGATAACAGTCGAGTATGCCGTAAATGAATGGGCGCCCTATCAACGGCATCTTCAGCTCACCGTGCAGCGACAGGTGGCCATGCGGCCAGTTCACGATGACTTGTGGCAGGCCTGTCACTTCATATACCTGGCGGTCTCCGTCCGAGGCTCTCGACAGGCCGTCAGGGTGGGAGTGGTACATGCACAGCGCCCCGTTGCCGTAAGTCGCAAAGTCGAAAGGGGAGACCTTGAAATGCCGGCGAGGCATTTCGTGGACGTTATCGACAGGTATCGCCTGAGGCCCTGCTGAGGTTTGCCGGATGAACCCACAGCATTCCTCAGGATAAGACCTCGAGGCGTGTGCGTACATTCTGTCTATAACCCAATCACCCATCATCGCGTTTTCCCTAATGCAGGCCACCCGCCATAGGGTAGCTCCGCATTCTCTCCAAACCTGGCTTTGCAGCTGGCCAGTGTCTTGCCGCAAGCATCGAGATTTTGCGAACCTACAGACTGGTCGTTGGCGTCAAACCAGAGGCTTGGGTTAGTCGCAGGCCAACCGCATTCGACGCCTTTGTAACGCCAGGCGCATACGTTGGCTATCATGAACCGGCCTGGTAATTGCTTGTCCATGATGTCGATCGGAGAGGCAAGCTCAAATTTGACGATTAGTTTATTCTCGGACTTCTTTTGCTCGACATAGAAAACCTCAGTCATTCTCGCCGTCGGATCAGGGCTTGAGCCGTTGTCTAGGTACTTCCCAAATGTACGGATGCGGTCCACCTTGGCGCCGATGAAATCATTGTATTGACGCATCTGCTCAGATATCGCCCCTCCTACGTTACTAACCGTCATGATAGGTCTGGGCAATGGGCCGTCAGGCGTTGCTTCAAAGCCGCTTACAGTTATCGGCATCGGAGTGTAGCTGTTACCGTCGAACTGAAGGTCCCCATAGTCAGCCTCGGTACCGGGGTAGAAGCGCATTACCGGGACAGCGAACCCGGCAAAGGACAAGTCCACTTCATACAGGTCTATAAGTACGCCTGGGTTTGGTAGTTGAACGTCCTGCTCAAGACTCATGCCTCGAATACCTCCTCCAGGGTAAAGGTAATGCCCTGTACGACGTCATACTCGTCATATTGGCGTTTCCAGCCACGGCAAATAAATTTTCTGGGGCTGGCCTGACCTCTGGGAGTCCATAGAAAGTGCTCGACGCCGCCGCGGGCCTTGAGAAAATCGTAGACCCCCTGTACGTCAGCGTCGGACTTCTTGGTAAAGCTGATGTTCCAGCGCTCGGGCTGGTGGTTGATCCCGTCGGCAGCGCGTTGCTCATAGCCGTCGCCGAATCTCACCGCCAGCACCCTGGGGTTATCTTCCAGCGTCATTGGCTGGTAGGTCTCAGGAGTGTCCCCAAGCAAGTGGTCCGGAAATGTCAGTGTCTCAGCCATGCTTATCCCCTGCCAGCCGTCGCTCTACTTCCTTGGAGCATACCGCCCGGCCTCATCTGCTCTTGGACAAATTCTTTGACCCTGAGCGTAATGCCTTCATCCATCTTCCGCAAGGTGTTGGGGTCTACGTCAGCCCCCTCCTGAGCGCCTATCATAACCTCTGCCCTATAGGTGTGCCCGGAGCCGCTTTCTGCTCGCTCAGGCATTCTCATCTTGGTCGTTTGGCCACGCATGTCACCTATCGTGCCGCCTGAAGCGAAGGCTAATGGAGGGGCAGTAGTAATACGGGAGAACTCAGAGGCAGAGAAGGTTTGATTGGTGATGGGACCGCCTTCTTTATATCCTGGTACGGTACCCAGAAATGCCCGTAAACGCGCTAAGCCTCGGGTTCCGAGGTCATTAAGTTTGTCAATGCCGGACTTTCCTACACCGGAGGTGGTCTTGGCCGTCAAGATCGACTCACCGGTTGAAACCTTTATACCTCTGACTGCCTTCCCTTGTTTGTTAACGACTACACCTGGGATCGAGTCTGACGTTCCGGTCCCTGGCCCCTTTATCAGCCCACCTCCGGCCCTCTTTTCAACCCTGCCGCCCTTGAAAAGCTTCAACAGGCTTGTCCAATAACCTGCAGGAGAAGAGCTGACTTCCCCTGCCGGTGATACCCCTATTTGTCCGCCCTTGGCTTTCTTCTCTACGACCCCGCCCTTCGCAAATCCGAAAGAGGCGAAGAAATTGCTCAGGATGCCGCCCTGCTGCTGGCTACTGCCAGCTGTGGCGGCCCCAGCTTGAGACCCTGCAGCAGCGCCGCCAGGCCCGCCTACGGCGCCGCCAATCAGGCTCCCGATAAGAGACATGATGCCGGACTTAACAATGTCGGCTGCGACCTGGTAGGCCATATCGGACAAGGCCTGTTGCACCCCGTCCGCGAAGTCCTCACCACGGACCAGCGCGTTAGAGAAACTGTCTGCGGCTTGGTCCAGCCCACCTACGATGTCATCTTGGATGGTCTTACCAAGATTCGAAAAGTGGGAATCCAGGGCGCGTATTCCGTTGGCAATCTGCCCCGGGTTGAATCCCAAAGAAAGCTGCTGGATAAACCCTTGAGGAGTTAAGTCCAACGTCCCTTGCTGTGCCCGCAGACGGCCGATCTCCTCGTTAAGGTCCTTCACCTCTTGGTTCAAGACATTAAGAGACTCAGCGTTGGCTTTAGGGTTTACGGAAAGGTCCTGCTGCAGGCCGACAAGCGCGTCCCTGTAGCGCTCCATCAGTGAAACGCGGTCCGCTAATGTCGCGCCCGTCAGGTCAGCGGATGGGGTGTACCCGATCTGCTTGAGGTACGCATCCTTGGTGGGGTCAGCGGACAGGGCCGGCTCTGCCGGGGCCAGAATGTCAATTTGCCGTCTGGCACCAGCCCCCAAGGAAGACAAGGTCCCCGGGGCATCAAACGCCGAGATCATGTCCTCCTTAGAGTTCTTAATGAACTCGTCTACGTCGTCAGGCTTAGTCCCAAGACTCCGAAGCCGCTCCGTTTCGGCATCCAAGATTTTCTGCTTGGTTTCAAGGATCCGCCTATCAGCCTCTTGGGCGTCCTCCACCTCGCCGGTGCTAAGGGCGATAGCCAGCCTCTTGCGCAACCCGACCAGCTCCCGGTTATATCCGCGAATTAACTTCCTCTGAATATCAGCAATTGCACGGCCGTACTCCTTGTCCCTCTGGATGCCGATGTTCTGGATACTGGTCTTGGCAGCCTCCCTGGCATCGGTCTGCTTGTATTCCAGCTTGCGGCGCTCGACCAGCAGCCTCTCCTCTTCTTCTGTGGTCAACCCGCCCTTGTCGACCTTACGGTCGATCTCGTCTATCCGGTTATCGAGGTCCCGGTACTGGACCTCGGCGAGCCGCCGGTACAGGTTGGTCGGGCCTTCGCGCAGCAACGGCTCATAGTTTTTGGACTTCTCCGCCTTATCGATCGCCCGTTCAATCTCGATCTGCTCGAGCTGGATCTTGGGCGGCGTGGCGTAGTCCAGCTGAGGGCCAGTGCCTTCAGCAGAGAGGGTCTGCTTGAATTTACGGAAGGCCTCCAGCAATTCCTCAACATCAGCGACCTCAGCCTTCGGGGTAAGCTTCCCTGTCTCAGGGTTTACTTTAAAGAAAGACTTGGGGTCCGTTGCCGCGTTACGCAGGCGATCGAACTGTTCACGTTGCTCGGTATCCTCGCGGAACCGGCGCCCGAATCTGACAAACGTGTCTCTGTCAGCCAGATCCTTCCTTAACGCCTCTATCTGCCTAACGAAATCATCTCGTTTCTGGTCAGCCAAGGTCAAAGCCTCGGCTAGTTTTAGATCCCGCTTCTCTTGGGCCTCGGATTGAACGGCCCGGGCAGTTTCCCTCCTGTCCAGAAGGGCACCGCGGGTGGAGCCCTCGCCGGCGATCCTCAGACGCTCTTCGTAATAATCACGCTGATCTTGGAGGTCGCTGATCTCCCGCAGCAGCCTGGCAACCTCCGGGTCAGAGGGGTCCGGAGAGCCTCTACCGCTGCCGGACAGGCCAGCCAGTTCCCTGCGTTTACCAGCAATCTCCTCGTCTATTCTGGATATCTTGCCAGGCAGCTCTATAGGCTCACGCAGCTGAGCGTTCAGGACATCGATGGCCGCCTGTATGGACGCCGTGCGCTCGTTCAGGCGTTCGATACCGGCTGCATCCAGCGAGGTCATTGACCCTAGATAATCGGACAGCGCGTTTTGGAACGTTTGGGAGGTCTCTGGTAACCCACGCACACTCTCGATGAAAGCCAGGGCGGCGTTAGTGTCGGCCTCCAGCTTGCGCCTCTGCGCGTCCTTGAAAGACTCCGACTCCCGATATATTTCCTGCTGCCTATCGGCGACAAGTGTGACGAACTCTATGACAGATTCGGCGTACTGCAGGCTGCCCTTCGTCGGGTCCAGTCCGTGCAAGATAGCCGAGTATTTCTGGTTCGCCGCAAGGATTTCGTCGGCGGCCTGCAGCAGGGCGGCGTCCGTATCACTGAGCCTATCCTCGGCGTCTGCCAGCTGGGCGAACAGGCGCTCGGTGTTGTCACGTATCCTTTCAGCCGTACGGATAAAGTTGGCGATAGAAGCGGCTTCTTTTTGGACAACGGAACCCAAGTCCCTGCCCTTAAGGAGTTGCGGTCTGGCACCAGTATCTCTGGCAAAATCCGCCAGCTCGTCAAGCAAGTTGTTGGATATCTCGGTCCCGGCTTCCGCGCCTATCCGCTCGATCTCCAACAGTTGCTTTACATACTCCTCACGTAACTTCTTATCTGCCTCTCCAAAATTAGAGAAGATGTCCCCTAAGACAGCCTGCGTCTCCTCCAACGACTCGACAAGGCCCTCCAACGTGGCAGCCGTCGTACCGGGCTCGGCGGTGTACCCTTCCTCTGCGTTGCTGAACCGGTATTCCTTCAGTGACTCAAGGGACTTGTTATATTCGGCCTCGGCCTTCTCTCGCTCCTTCAGGGCAGCGTCGAACTGGGCCTTGACATCGGTAGGTCTGAACCGTCGGAAGTAAGCTGTGACAAGACCAGTGGCGGTGGTCAGAATCAGCAGCAGCTTGATCATCGGGTTGTTCTTGAAGAACGTCTTTACCGTTGTATACAAGCCTTTGATCGCCGCACCGGTCTCCGTCCCCAAGAAGGACGCCCCGACCCCTACACCGAACGACTTACTAAGTTCCTTGGTAAGCCCCTTCCTGACAGAGGCAGATTCCCTGAGTTTCTTCCACCAAGAGGTTACTGTCTGGCGGAAACCGGTAGCGTAGGCCAGCCCGATTTCGTTTTGGTACCTGCCAAACAGGCCGATAAAACCTTGCCCCCCTACGACGAAGTCCTTCGCCTTCTTGAAGATGGCAGGTATTAGCGTCGCCATCCCCAAGAACACTGCTTCCCTGGCCAGGGAATCCTGCTTAGAAACATCCTCACCTGTCAGCGGCAGCCCCGACTGCTGAGCTACATCGCGAGACACGCGTTGACCCAGTTCTGACCCAATGTAGGCACCAGCCCCGGCGCCGGCTATGCGGGAGAAAATACGGCCTCGGTTGAGAAGCCCGCCCAAGAGGCCGCCCACCCCAGCACCAATGGCGGACGCGCCCAGCCCAGGGCCGCCCAGTGTCTTGAGGCGGTTATGAACCTCGTCCAAGTTCTGGATTACATTCGTCAGCCCGTCCGCCCAATCCTCGATGACAGGCAGCAGTCCACCAGCCAAACTGTCGGCGAAAACGGACAGCGCGGCATTGAGGTTCCTCATACTGTGCGACAACGCTTCCATCTGGGTGCGGGCGGCAATGGCCGCGGCTTCGCCGAATGTCAGCTCAGCTGCGGAAGCCTCCAGTTCCCCTATGTTGTCGATCAGGGCATTGATCGCGTTCTCTGCGCGGATATCATAAGCACGCTGGAAGGTCTGCTTCCCCTCCCCCCAGAACCCCAGCCGCTGCAGTTCCCGGAGTACAGCCACAAGAGGACTGTCTTCCAGCGAAAAGGCAAAGAACTTATCCCTGACCTCTGATTCACTCAACTGTTGGCCCAAGTCTTGGTAGCGCTTCACCAAGGCCTTGACCGTCTTGCTGTCAGGGCTAAACAGCTCGATTAGCCCTTGGCGCAAACCGGTGGCGACTGTCGATGGTTTGATACCTGCGTTACGCAGGGTAGTGACAGCCGACAGATACTGCTGCGCTGTCAGGTTGTAGCTTTTGGAAATCTGTGAGCTAAGGCTTACAACCGTCTTCAGGTCTTCAGCTGTTAGCTTGGAGATGTTGATCGCTTTCGTCAGCAGGTTAGAGATCGTGTTGTCGCTGACGGTGTCGAACACGTTGCGCATCGAGGTGACAAGGTCAGCCGCCAGTTCGATGGATGAGCCGGTGGCGCTGGCGAATTGCGCGGTAGCCTCAAGCGCTGACGGCAGCTCCTTGGGGATCACACCCGCCTGTCCCAGTACTTGGGCCGCCTTGGAAATCTCTACCGTGTTGAACTGAGTACTGAGGGCGACGCGCTTGATGCCGACCTCGATGATCCGCATCTCGCTGGCGGTAGCGGCAGTGACCGCCTGAATCCCCTTAAGCGCCGTCTCCAGATCGACAAGCGACATAGTGAGAGCACGCACCGCCTGCAGGGCTTGGTACAGCGCCCCGTAACCGAGTGCGTATCGGAAGAACTGCCTGAACAGGGAAGCTGCTTGGTTCGTAGCACTGCCAAACCCGCTCATGCGCTCCTTGGCCCTGACCAGCTCCCGCTGATGGACGCCAAGCGAGCCATTGATTTGCTTGAGGGCCTTGTCGTACCCGGCCGAGCCCTTGACCAGGGTGGCCTGAGCCTGCTTCAACCCCTTGATAGACTGCTTATGGAAGTCTATGAGTTCAGGCAGCTGGCCTTGGCTGGCCCTGTCCGCACTGCCAGGTCCGCCCAGCTCGTCATATACCTGTCTACCCAACTGGAATGTCGATTGGGCCAGTTTGTTACGCTCTTGGGCGGTAGTCTCGACAACCTTGCCCTTGGTCGCGAGGGAGGCCCCCTTCTCAACGCTCTTAATGTGCCGGCGAAGCTCCTCAGCCTCGGCGGAGGCCTCCTCGAAAGCCTTCTCCAGTTTCTGGATAGACTTCCGGGTGTTCTTGGTAGGGTCGCGGCGCCCCTGCTCCTCCAGCCGTTCGATCTTCTTCCGGATCAGGTCAGCCGTCTTGTCCAGGGAGAACTGGGCAGTCTTGAAACTGCGGGGGTCCAGACTAGCGAAGTCAGGACCAGCCCTTTTTATCAATTGCCGACCGAGCGAGATCCGCCTGGCAACGGGAAGCTCCTTACCCCGCTGTGCCCGGACGTCGACCTCCTTCCGCAGCTCTGAGAGGATCCGGGCCCTGTCCTTAACGTACTTCCTGTCTAGATCGGTGGCCTTTTTGTACTTGTCTTCTAACCGCTGTATCTCGCGCTTCGCTTGGGCCTCGCCCATGCTGTTTATCTTCTGTACCGAGTCCTGCAGGATGCGCTGACGGTCCCCGGCGGACTTGATCTCCCGCTCCAGTACGGTTTCAAGGGCTGATTTCGTCGGCGGCTTTTCCTTTATATCCAGACCCCTGGCTTTCCGGACATTCTTCACGCGCTGCCGATACAGGGCATTGAGCTTTTCGTTCTGCGCCCTGGCGTCTGCCAGTTCCTTCTTGGCTGCGTCCGTCCCTAAGCGGCGCAGACTTCTGTAATAGTCGGCCCGTATCTGCCGCTGTTGTCTCAGGTTTTCGGAGTCCTTCGGGATTTGCGGAGCTATCTGACCCGAGATACCTTTCTGAATGGTCTCGGCCCTAGCCTTCACATCCTCTCGAACCTGCCCTAGCGCAGGCGAGAGCAGTGCCCCGGGCTTGCCAAGATCCCCCAGCTGACGCTGTACGGTGCCAGCAGCGGTCCCCAGCTGCAGTAATTCCTGCCGATATCGTTGCAGGTTAGCCAGATCCCTCTGGTTAAATATAGCCCCCCTAGCCTTATCCGCAGGGGTAATTTTGTCCGCACCGGTGAACAGCTGCTTGGCTCTCTCCGGTGTGATCTTCCTTCGCTCGCCGGTTACCGGATCATCGTAATAGCCTGAGGTAACCGTCTGCAGTACCTGACGGAGTCGCTTGTCGCTCTTCCCGGTGAGGCCGGCCCTGGGGCCCCCTCCGTCGATGGTGCTGAGCCGGAGCGCCCGCTCGAACAAAGTGACCTTCTTTTGTAAACTGGTGAGTTCGCCCCTGTCCGCGTCGCTCAGTACCGACTTGCCTCTTTCATCGACCTCACCCAGTTTTCTCTGGATGGTCTTGGCCCATTTATCGAGCTGCTTGGCGACGTTGGCGAAGGAGGTATCATCCAGCTTCAGCTCCGGCGCCAGCTCCATGGTCTTGAACCGATCAGGGATCTTATTTGCGAAACCCCGTATCTCGTTGACCAAGCGCTTCTTGAACTCCCCGAGCCCGGTCAACTTCTCCAGTTCAAGTTCCAGATTTACCTTATATTTGCCGTATATCGTATTGTCGCCGATAGCCATTGCAATCACCCGTCATTTCAAAAGGTTACCCCGAGACTACAACACTTTCTTGAGGGCCGCCAAACCCTTAGCGGACTCTTTCGTCAGGTCGTAGGTGTCGGCCCCGCCAGACCCCCCTGAGGAATCATCTTTATACGACCCTCCAAATCCGTAAACCACTGATTCAAATCCTACTTTTATTTTTTCCCACTCGGCCCTAAGGTACTGGTCAGCCAGCCATATAACATCTTCTTTATCTACTTCTTTGTACAGGCGCTCGGCCTGAAAATAGTCGAACGAGGAAGCGGCCAGACAAAGGGCGTCCGGCTCCAAGGCCGCCGCCCACGCGCTGTAAGAGGACGCGAATGTTTGCTTCTTAGAGGGTGGGGCCCCGTCGCCGGTAGGTTGGGCTTCCTGCATCATACTTGTCAGCCTGTCTATTACGTAGTCTGCGTCAGACTTTTTAGCCTTCTCTTTAAGTCCAGACTTCACCAAACACTCCAGAATCAAGGGAAGAAGCTGGTCAGCAGTGAGTTCCTCTGCCTCTTTTTCTGAAATCGAAGCCTGTAAAAGCTCCAAGAAAAGCATTGTCAGTGGAAATTTACGCTCGTAGTTGGCCCGGTAAAAGATACTCGCCATATTCGCTCCAATAAAAAAAGGGGCCCTGATGGGCCCCTTAAAGGTACTTGGCGCGTAACCCGATGTCGAGTAAACGCTAGTCGGGTCGATTAATCGCCGCCGCCGAAGTACATTCCCGTCGGGTGGGAGGGGATAAGGTCCCTGGCGTCATACAACGGATCTGAAACTGTTGCGTATTCCGTCGAGGCCGGCTGCAGAAGCTTGATATTCAGCTCTGTCGAGGCAAAATCCTCGGCGTTGGTGCTGAAAGTCATGCCTGCACCGATGGAGCCCTTCCAGAAATTAAAGCCGATCGGACGACCCGTGGAACGTTCGAGCTGCAGAAGCTGGCAGCTGAAGTAATTGGTCTCGGTGATGGCG